AACCTCACTACGAGTGACGTACTCCTCACGAGTACGGTTGAGAAGAATCTCTATGCGCTTCTGTTCCTTTGTCATGCCAGAAAGAAACCACGCACCCCCCATCACAACTATGCCGATTAGGGTATCGATTATGTGTACTAAATCCATTGAGAGCTATTCCTAGTTAATTTTACTGTATTTGTAATGAAAAAGCAAGTCTTATTTACGATGGCTTTGGATTGTCGGATTTGATTTTGGCAACATTCTCTTGCCACTTGTCCAATCCATTTTCTGTTATGTACTCAATCTGTGCTTCGTATGCGCCGTAAGCTGCTGTTCGAGCTTTAAGCCAGTCTGGTCTGTCATCAACGGCTTCTTCAACCGGTTTAACCGCTGCTTTCCTAGCGTCACCAACGGAAAGAAAGCTAGGCTTGGCTCCGGCTTTAGGTGCAAATCCAAATGCCAATTCATCTAAAGTCTCCGCTGTCATGTCTGAAGACAAAAGTACTTCAGCCCAACTGTTATCTGCATACCGTAAAGTTGCAATACCATTGTCAATTTTTTCTACTGTGTAGTCTGCCATTTTCTTACCTTTATTAAGTTGTATCTACTGTTCCATTTGTAGTCCCTGATGCGTCTGTAAAGTTTACTGCGCCAGATACTGCTTTACCTGCTGAACCCGCTGCTGAACCACTACCACCGTTTGAAGCGTTTCCGTTAGCTCCTGTTGCACCAGCCGCCCCGTCAGCACCTAAAGCACCACCGTTTCCACCTGTGCCGCCTGTTCCAGCGTTAGTGCCACCACCAGACCCTGAGGAGCCGTCAGCTTGATTTTGATTGTACCCAGCACCAGCACCACCGTTTCCACCTGCACCGCCTGATGTGCTAGAGGTTGAAGTTGTGACTCGGCCTATGTTATATCTGGAAAAACCTTCGCCTCCAGCCTCATACTCGTGTCGTGTGCCGCCTCTCCTGTAAATCCCAGAACTGGTTTGACTGCTAGAGCTAATAGTAGCAACAGTAGAACCAGCCCATTTGGCATGACCAGTATTGGCTTGACTGCTGAAATACCAGTAGTGCGTCCCCGGTCCAAAGGGTGAACTCCAATTATATTGATAACTAGTAGAACTAGATGAAGTTGACCCGTTTCCGCCAGTACCGCCTGAGCCACCGCCACCAGCCCCACCAGATATGGTTCCAGAATTGACAAGGCTTACAATAGTGCCGCCAGAGTTCAATATTGCGTTACCGCCATTACCCCCTGCGCCTGATGACCCGGCTGCTCCACCTGTACCCGTAATGGTTGCAGCGTTGTTTATAAGCAAAGAGCCGCCCAAGTCATCTTCAATTGTTAGGGCTGCTGTTCCGCCTGTTCCCCCTAGTGTGATTCCACTAGAAATGTTAAGTATCTTGGGTGTACCAGAAGCCCATATAGCGTCGTTAAACTGAGCCTTCGCTGAAACATTAGTTGCATTACCTGTAATACCAGCTTCAACTGACCTGTTTGGGAACGCACCAAACCCTAAAACATTGTATCCAAATCCTGACATCTAATCGGTCCTATGCGTCATTTGCTGCATCAGTTGTAAAGAACAGCTTGATGCCTAGAAGTCTTGAATCAGCGTCCAAGTCATCTGCGGATACATCCCTTGGAACTTGGAAAATACATAAATCTCCTGCCGCTGGTGAACCAGCAATTGTAACATTACCACTTTCTGCAGAAATGTCTAAATCGTTGCTTGTTCCAGAGTGTGCTTTTGCAGTCGCTACCACTGTTGTTCCAAACGAGGTATTTAAATCACCACTGTCAGAAAGGGAAAGTCCTGCTAAACCGTACGCTGATGTTCCGGTGTCTGTTGAAGTAGCAGTAAAGAAAGCCTGAAATGTTATTGTACCCTCATTCCAAGACTTTGGAAATGCTATCGTAAACTGTGCATGTTCATCACTGCCCTTATCAAAGTCAAGACACTTTAGTTCGGGACCATTTGATAATTCAACCTGTGCCAAACTAGCACACCCGTTTGTTGTTTCAGGGTACATAGCTGCAGCAGGTATCCAAATAGTTTCTTTACCTGCTACTTTTACTGCTGCACTTGATACTGTAGGTTGTTGTGTGAAGTTGACTACGCCGTTTGAAGCTATGGCTATAGCATCTGTATCGCTTGCTGAACCAATAGTCTTTGCATCACCTATTATTATATCATCAGTAAAAGTTGCAATGCCAGTTATAGCTGCAGTTCCGCTAATTTCTACGTTACCATTGATGTCAATCAAAGTTGAGTTGAGTTCAATCTCATCATCAGCGTTGATATCCAAGTCGCCATCAGCCGGAGAGCCAATGTTAATTGCAGAGTCACGGAATTGAACTACCATTGCTGCATTGAGTAACAACCCGGTGTCAGCAACGTGAGTCAGGGTTACATCTTGGTCGTTACCAAATTGCACGGTACCTGCATCCGCAAGGAACAGGTCACTGAACTCAACAGATGCAGTTCCAAGAGTTGCCCCATCCGCACTAGCAGGAACAATGGATGTACCTACAGTAGCTGTATTTAGGACAGGGCTAGTAAGCGTCTTATTTGTTAGTGTGTCTGTTGAAATAAGCGATACAAGAGTAGAACTGGAACCCGCTGGAAGTGTTAGTGTGTTTGTTACCCCTGCAGAGTGAGGCTGTGCTATAACAATTTGACCGTGACTGTTGTCCTCACAGTTAAACTGAATAGCCCCAGAGTTGGTATTACCTCGCACAGTTACGTGGCCTGTACCCTTTGCCTCTAAGTCAAAGTCAATGTTAGAATCACCACCTGTTGCAGACAATTTAGGGGGGTTTCCTGTTGCGGCGTTCGTTACATCAAATTGATTAACTGCAGAGCTAGTTGTCTGGAATATGATTTGTTCGTTGCCATTCTCATCACCAATAAAATGTGCATCATCAATAAGTATATTGTGGCTATTCGTATCCAAGTTGGCCCCAAGCTGGGGACTCGTGTCCTCAACAACATTAGATAGACCACTTGATGTAGCCAGCCCGGAAACAACTGCACTTCTTGTAATTCTTTTAAGTCCACCCCCTGATGTATCTACAGCAAGGAATACGTCATCATTTGCTACTGTGGATATTTCAGCAAGGTCGCCGACTGCCTTTTCTTCGTAGCTAGTTCCGTCTGCAACAAGTATGTGTCCCGCAGTAACGTCTGGCATTATTAACTGACCGCCTAATGTTACGTTGCCAGTTAGAGTTGAAGTACCTGAGATATCTACGTTACCGTTAATGTCGATGAGAGTAGAGTTTAATTCAATCTCATCATCAGCATTGATGTCTAAGTCACCATCTGCAGGTGAACCAATATTAATCGCGGAATCACGAAACTGAATCACACTAGCAGTATTTAAAAGAACGCCTGTGTCAGCAACGTGAGTCATTGTCACATCAGTGTCGGCACCAAAACCAAGAACAGCCGCATCAGACTTTAACGTAAGGTCATCCCCTACAGTTGCATCTGCAGATATTTCAACTAAAGGAGCCGTAATTTCAAGCTCTGTGTCTGCAGCTATATCAAGCTGCCCATCCGTACTAGAGTTGATATATAAGCCGCTATCACGAAACAGTATTTTGTTAGTTGTGTTTACAGTCCAGTCTGAGTTTAAGTTAGCCCCATCAAGAGCTATTCCTGTAGACGCATTAATATCTACAATAGGAGATACTATCTGCGCTTCTGTATCAGCAACAATGTCTAGTTGACCGTCTGCGCTGGAGTTGATGTATATTGCAGTGTCACGGAACTGTATCTTTTCTGTGGTGGACATGAGTATGTCGTCAGAAAATTGGAAGTAATCCTCATCTTCCATCCATGTAATAACACCATCATTTGTATTAGCATTAAAGGTAACTGATATGTCAGTATCTGCCCCCGTGCCAAAAGTAACCGTGTTAGTTGCTAATGAAGTAATAGGCCCACCTTCTCCGGCAGTTCCGTCATGTGTATGTCCTGTGCTTGCCGCAAATGCTGCAAGTAATTGATTAAACTCGTCGTTGGTATCTGCGGCGGAGATTGTATCGCCATCAGCATACGTGGACTGTCGTGTGTAGGTTGCGCCCATTTACCTTCTTGCTCCCACTTGAAATTCTAATTGAAACCCTTTTAGGGTGTACGGGGCAGTAGCGTTTGCCCCATCTTCGACTCGTAATGCTACAGCAAATCCTGAACCCTCTACTGCTTTACGAACAATAGGTTGTGAAGGTCCACCGTACACGGCGTTTCCATAAGCTGAACTACCATACGTACCTGCAACATTTGTACTATCTAGCGGATACGCTGCAGGTCTGGTGGATACATTTGATTCGTAGTCATATCTAACAAACAAATCTGCATCAATCGTTGACTCTGGTGCGTAGTTGATATTAACACGTTGCATGTGTTTTCGCACTCCGGGGTCACCCATGCTTAAATCAGGGCTTCTGTATTTAGCTTTTATAAGCGTACCATTAAAAGTATTGCTTTTTTCCTGCCTGTACACATAGCCATCGAAGCCCCCGTGTATAGCTATTACATCTCCAGCCTCGACTACCGTATCTGCACAAGCAGGACGGATACCCTTCATAGTCGAAAACTCAAATGCCTGTCCTTTCATAACACAGATAGCTCCTAGTGAAGATGTCTGTGCCTGTCCCTCTTTTGAAAAGAAGATACGGTACTGGGTTTTGTCGGGTATGACTAGAGAAACAAACGCTTCCGCATTAGTCAAGTTATCTCTAAACAACTGCTGAACGTTGGTGCTTATGGTACCCAACTCAACGTCACCGATACGGGCTGTACCAGCAACAGTA